GAAGATAATAAATAAATGGCTCGTAAAGTTATTTCAAGCACTTCTAAGAGCATTAGAAGAAAAAGAAAGGGTAGACACTCAAAGCAAGACAAAAACACTTACAGAGGACAAGGGCGTTAGTCTAGTTTTAATTAGAGATACTTTTACAAAGAAGTCTATAATTGGCAAGTTGTACGTTGATGGAGAAATGTTCTGTGATACTCTTGAATTGCCTTATAAAGATAATCAAAGACGTATTTCTAGTATTCCTATTGGTGTTTATAATGTTAGACTTAGATACCCTAGAGAAAGTGGTACAAGAGACTATTTACACTTATTAGTACAAGATGTTCCTAATAGAGACTATATACTATTCCATAAGGGCAATAAAGCAGAAGATTCAAGGGGTTGTATTCTAGTAGGACAGAAACGTCAACAAGACTTTGTTAGTAATTCATCTTTGGCTATGGATTTACTTATGCAAGAAATTATATATTTGGGGGGAGAAAATATTAAATTAATAATTAAAAATAAATAAAATGAAAAATTACATTATTACACAACTTCTTACATCTAAGAAGGTATGGTTAGGGCTAGCATCTATTGTTATTCCTTTAATTGCAAATGCTTTAAATGTAGATGAAGAATCAGTATCTAAAATTTGGTGGTCATTAATCGCTATGCTAGGTGGACAATCATTCGCAGATTTTGGAAAGTCAAAGAAATAATCGTTATAGATTAAAGCCACACGAGATAGTCGCTTTACAGAAAATGAGAGAGTCTGAAAATCGTAACGTATTAGTTATAGGAGACTTACACGAACCATTCTGTTTAGACGGCTACCTTGATTGGTGCATAGAACAATACTATGCTTATAAATGTACTGAAGTAGTCTTCATCGGAGATGTTATAGATAATCATTTTTCAAGCTACCACGAAACCTCAGCTGATGGAATGGGTGGTGCTGATGAATTAGAATTTGCTATTAAACGTATATCAAGGTGGAGAAATGCTTTTCCTAAAGCTACTGTAATCATAGGAAACCATGACAGAATCATTATGCGTAAGGCTCAAACTAGCTCAATACCTAGTAAATGGATTAAGTCTTATAAAGAAGTATTGGAAACTCCTGATTGGAACTTTGTAGAAAGATATGAAGTAGATAATGTTCAGTATATACATGGAGAAGGTGGTACTGCTAGAACTAAATGTAGAGCTGATATGATGAACACCGTACAAGGACATCTACATACACAATGTTATACAGAGCATTATGTTGGTAAAAAGTTCAGAGTCTTTGGAACTCAGGTTGGCTGTGGAATTAATCACAAAGCATACGCAATGGCTTATGCAAAGTATGGAAAACGTCCTGCAGTTGGTTGTGCAATAGTCTTAAATAACGGAAAAACACCCTTAAACCTGTTAATGCCCTTATAATTTTTATGTTTTTTTATATTAATTTACTAGATATAAATGACTATTTTTGTTAAAAAGTTAGTTTAAAACTTTGTTAATTCAAAAAAAGGTTTTATATTTGTCATATCAAATTATTAATTAAAACTAAAACTAAGATGGCAAAATTTCGAGTAATCAATCGTAAAACAAGACAAGAACATATCTTTAATTCAGAAGAAATAAAAAGATTTTTCACTAAGAACCTAATGTCTGATTATGCAATCAGCTCAATAAAGCACGAAAAAACAAAAAGATATAACTTTATATCAGATATTGTAGTTGGTGTAGCTGCTGTAACTTTAATTATATGGATAACTAATATCGTACTACAATGGAATTAATGGCAACAGATTTCCATTTCTATGACAATGGTAAATTCAATACTGAAATTAATTGGGATAGTTTAACTCAATCCTTTAGTAATGATATAAAACAGGTTAGCACTAAGATTAGGGTGTATGGTACAGAAGAACAAATTGATAAAGCACTAGATGATTATATAGAAAATACAGGTTTGAATTTAGATGAAGCTTATGACCTATGTGCAGACCCTGTTGGTTCATTTCATTACAATGCAGATTATAATGTTAGAGTAAATAAAAAGCTAAAGGAACTAAATCAATTATATTTAGAACGAAATAGCAAAGTATTAATTATAAATTTAAGATAATGTCAGAACTAATACATAAAAGAATGAATGATATTAATACATTCCAAGCACACGAAAATGAAGTTTATTTAAGAGGAACAGATGAATATGGTAATGACTTTCTAATTTGTTTTGACTCTTACAACTTTATAGAATGGATTGATGAAGAACAATTAGAATATATAAAACAACAATTAACTAAATACATAAACGAAAAATGAAAACAGAGATTTTGAAGGAAAAGTACATTAAGTACAATTTAACTAAAGATGATGTCTTTAAGCATCAGCACTACATTATTATTACACGTAGTGGTATTGATAAGATACAAGCACTTGAAAGCATTCATATTGACTATGATGTTATTAATTGTGAGAAAGACTTTTGTGTAGTTAAAGCAAACGCAAGAAAAGAAGGTACTGCAATACAGACTTTTGGTTCAGCACTTAAAGGTGCAGGATTTAAAGATGGTAATACAAATACTTGGTACGTAATGGAAATGGCAGAGAAACGAGCAATGTCAAGAGCTGTACTAAAACTTACAGGGTTCTATGAACTTGGAGTATTTGGAGAAGATGAAGCAGAAGATTTTAAAAAGAGTAATAATTAAATAAATAAATAAAAATGGAAGTAAAAGGAAAATTAGTTAAGTTTCTAAACTTAGAAACAGGAACAAGTAAGTCAGGAAAAGAATGGCAAAAGCAAACAGTTGTTATTGATACAGGCAATGAATTTAATAACTTAATAGCAGTAAGTGCTTTTGGTGATAAAGTTGAACGAATGAATAAATTAGAAGAAGGTACGACAGTAGCTATTCTTTGTAATGTCTATTCAAGAGAATACAATGGAAAGTATTATCATAATATAGATGGTTACCATTTCGTACAACAGAGTAATAACACTGAAGTAAATGTAGATGTAGATACTTCTGAAGATTTACCATTTTAAGATGACTGAAGAATTAAACTTTAAAGCTATATGCGACCTTACTACTAGAGTAGTAGGGTTGCCTAGTGGCTGTTTATCTTTAAAAAATAGAGAAAGGGAATTGCAGACTGCTCGTTCAGTAGCAGGTTATATTGGATTGATTGAAGAAAATATAGACAGGAATGTAATTGCTAAAGTATTAAATAGAGATAGAACAGCTACATATCATTATGAAAGGACTCACGATAAGAACTTTAAGCATTGTAAAATATATAGAAACACTTTTACAAAAGTTTATAAGGAGTACAAAGATATTGATGGACAAAAAGATATATTTATCAATAATAGACAGATGAGAAATCACCTATTGCAAAATAAAGTGATGGAATCTAAAGATTCTGATGTTAAATTAATGGTAGAAAGTGGTAGAGCTAAATGTACTATTCATACTTCTTACTTAGATTTTTCTAATCAAATAGAAAATATTAAGTTAGCAATGAGGAATTACCATTTTAAAATTGATATTATATGAAAAACCTATTAAGCAGTACTGCATTTCTAGTATTAAATAAAGAATTGGCTAGGAAGATAGGTTTAAAGGAAGCTATAATGTTAGCAGATTTAATTAGCAAGGAAGAATACTTTATTTCAAAAGGAATGACTGATGGTTGGTTTTTTAATACTGAAGCAAATATAGAAGCTGACACTACACTAAACCCATATAATCAAAGAAAGTGTCTTAAAACACTTAAAAAGTATGAAATAATAGAAACTAAGCGTAAAGGTATACCTGCAAAACAATACTTTAAAATAAATGAATATCAAGTCCTTCAAATTTTAAACAACTTGTTAGATAAAAATTTAACAACTATTAATAAGAATAAAGAAATAATAATAAATAATAATATATCTAATAGGAAGAATGATTTTGTTTTTGAGGTTTTAACTTTTGATTATGAAGAAAGTATATTAAATGCCTTTATAGATTATTGGACTGAACCAAATAAGTCAAATACAAAAATGAAATTCGAGTTAAACAAAACTTGGAAGACAGGATTAAGATTAAAGACGTGGGTAACTAATCAAAAGAAATGGGATAAACCTAAGCCAAAGGGAACTTCTAAATTAGATGCTCAGATTAATGAATGGCAAAAAGCAAAGAACTTAATATGAAATTAACAGATTATGAATTAGAAGATGTAAAATCTTGGGATTATCCTGACTTTTGTGATGCATTTATAAGTTATGCAGAAGATGAGAATGGTAATGAAATGACTGAAGAACAAATACAAGAATGGACAGAAAACAATGAAGAAGAATTTTATGAAATGATATTAAATAATTTAAGATGAAACCACTAAAACAAGAGAATATACAAGAGCTAACTGAGAAAGTCCTAGACTTAGTAGCAAAGACATCAGTAGAAATAGGACACAGAACACAAGCAGACACATTAGCAAGTCTTAGTAAGATATTTGCACAAGACTTAATACAAGAGAAAAGATTTGGAAATATGACTTGGAATCAAGTTGTAGATGCTTTTCATCAGGGTGTTAGGTTTGGTAAAGATGAACCATTCCTAAACATTAGAACTTTTTACAAATGGTGTTATGCTCAAAAACAACTTATAGACAATGCATATTATGAAGTGCATACATTAGGAAAGCCAAAAGGAAAAACCTTATGGTATCAAGAACCACTAAAACTTTTAAAATGAAAAAAACAAATGATGAACGAATTAAAATATTGAGAGACAATATTCCAGAATTTGATATGGCTTTACATATTAATAAATCTAATGTAGAAAAATTAGAATGGTATGATAATTTTGTAGACTATCTACAAGAACTAAATCCTAATTTATACAATGATGCTTGTGAATATGCAGATAATAAAAAATCATTATGAAAACTATTAAAATCACATCAGGAGAAGTGAAAAGTCAATCAGATGCTATTCTATGGCACTTGAAAAAATATGGAAGCATAACGAGTTATGAAGCTATTAAAGAATATGGAGCAACTAGACTTTCGGCTATTATATTCAATCATAGAAAAGAAGGATATGATATAAGCAGTATGCCTTTAGTTAAAAAAACTAGATTCGGTAGGAATACTACAATTGCTAAATATATATATGTAGCACCACCTGCTCAATTAATACAGGAAGTCTTATGGGATTAAAATCGATAAGCAAACTAAAGAAAGAACTTGATAAGTGGTTTAGTCTTTATATAAGACTTAGAGATGCTACATCAGAAGGTATGGTACAATGTATTACTTGTGGATGTATTAAAAATTATAAGCAAGGTATGCAGAACGGACATTTTCAAAGTAGAAGTCATTTAGCTACAAGATTTGATGAACAAAATTGTCAGCCACAATGTGTAGGTTGTAATATGTTTAAACAAGGAGAACAATATAAATTCTCAATAGCATTAGACTCAAAATATGGAGAAGGTACTGCAAAAGAATTAGAGTTTAAAGCAAGACAAATAACTAAATTTACTAGAGTTGATTATGATGAAAACATAACTTATTACAAATCAGCTGTTCATAACTTAAAAAAAGAAAAAGGAATAGAATAAAAATTTTCTTACATTTGAAAAATGATTGAACCAATCTTTTCAAGCCAAGAACACAAAGCAACATTAGAAGTTTATATTAAAATGTGTAAGGAGTTTGCAAAAGATATAAGCAGTAAAACAAAATATAATAATTATCTAGATGTTGTATCAGTTATATTTGAATATCACAATGGTTATGGTGAAGGAGTTAAAGAAAACAACTTTTATGATTGGCTAATGGTAATACCAATTAATTTATCAGTAGCAACAAATGGGTTCTTTGCAGGTATAGAAACACAACGTAACAGAGCAGTCATCAGAGCGTATAAGGTAGTTCTTGAAGAAATGCTTCAGGAAACAGTAGACAGATTAAGTTTATTAGAAACTACAAATGAATAAGATATATCTTGAAATAGCTAAACTTACTGATAAGTTCAGGACAATGTCTTATGGATTAACAAAAGATGAAAACAAAATAAACGAAGCAGTACAAGAATTGATGTTGTATTTTATGCAAATGAACCCTACGACATTAAAGTCTATTTATGATAAAGATGGTGTTGAGGGATTAACAAGATATGGAGCAGTAGCACTAAGGAGAGCATTGACAAGTAAGAGAAGTAATTTTTATTATAAGTATGAAAAGTATTACACACATATTGATAGCTTTAATAACTATGTTTCTTTGTCTAACAATAATTTTAATTATGAAAATAATAGTACTCATTATAGGGGGTTATCAAACATACCGAATCCTGAAGAAACATTTATTTGGACAAAACTAGAACAGGTGGATAAAGAATTAGATAAGTTGAATTGGTACGATAGGGAATTATTTAAATTATACTATTACGAAGAAGGAAGTACATTAGACTCACTTGCTCATAAGACTAAGATAAGTAGGAATAGCTTATTTACAACAATAGACAAAGTAAGAACAATACTAAAAAATGAATTAAATGAAGATGTATTATCCTGTAAAGAATGATAGTTTTGTAATGATGTTTGGCTTTAGACATCCTGATTGGAGAAAAAAATGAAAATAACAAACGAATGTAATATGGAGCTAATGTCAAGATATGAGGACAATCACTTTGACTTAGCAATAGTTGACCCACCTTATGGTATTGAAAGATTAAAGAAAAAAGGAAGATTTACAGGAAATGGTTTGTCTTGGGATATAAAACCAAACAAAGAATACTTTAAAGAACTATTTAGAGTTTCTAAAAATCAAATAGTTTGGGGATATAATCATTTAAGCGAATTATTGCCTTGTTGTACTGCTTTTATATTTTGGGATAAAGATGTTAGTGTAGATAATTATTCGGCAGGAGAGTTAGCATATAGTTCTTTTAAAGGTGTTTCTAAAAAAGTCAAAATAGTTTGGGATGGTTTTAGACAGGAAGATATGAAAAACAAAGAAAAAAGAATACATCCAACACAAAAACCTGTTAAACTTTATGAATGGCTATTAATGAACTATGCAAAAGAAGGAGATAAGATATTAGATACACATTTAGGTAGTGGCTCAATTGCTATCGCTTGTCATAATTTAGGTTTTGACTTAACAGCTTGTGAATTAGATAAGGAATATTATGAAGCGTCTATAAAAAGATTTAATAAACATACATCTCAATTAAGAATAATATGAATAGGTTTTTTGTTGAAAATGAAGTCTATGAAGATAGGATAGAAATCTGTAAAGGTTGTGCTTACTATTACAAGCCAACAGGTAGTTGTAAGATATGTATGTGCTTTATGAAAATCAAGGCACGAATTGCTAATCAGAGTTGTCCACAAAAGTATTGGGAGCAGACAGTTGAGGTTATGAAAGCACCTGATGACTTACCACAAGAGATAATAGATGCTATATTAAATATGTGGGAAGACCTTAAGACAGGAAGGGCAAAGAATGTACAAGCTAAAAAGAAAATGATAGAAACTTATAATACTATTTACAATACAAATTATAAAACAGGAACTAACTGTGGTTCTTGTATATCAACTTGTTTTGATGGTATAAAAAAACTATATAAAAAATACAGCCAATGAGTTACCTAGCACACCTAAAAAGAAATAAGATGCACTATTCAAGTAGATGGGTAGTAAAATATAATGAAGACTTAGTAAAAGAAGTAAAGCTTATATACTCTCCTGAAGAATATAGAAAGTTTACTGACGCTAAACCTTTACATTCACAAGATGGACTAATTAAAATACTAGAAAATGACAAAGAAAGAAGGAATCAATCCTAAGATGCTAATGAGCAAAGAAGAATTAGGAATACCTGACTATTACGTTGGTAAGGTTTTTGGATATGAAGCACGTAAAGTAGTAGAAGACTTTGATTTAAGCTATAATATGGCTACTGCTGTAAGTTATCTATTAAGAGCTAAGAACAAACATAGTGATGGTGGCATACAAGATATAAGAAAAGCTATCAACCACTTACACTTTGAACTAGATAAATTACAATGACATTATATAGTTGCAAATGTGGTAATACCCAAGAAATAGGTAAACAAACTATTAGATATAGAGATGGTGGGTGGAAAACAATAGAAGCGAGATGTGAATGTGGTTTATGGATGGAGAGTAAACCAGAAGAAGGATTACCTTCAATAGTGCGTACAGAACCTACATTAAGCAAGAAACGTGATAAGCTATGGTCAAGAGCAAAAGAAAGACTATTAAATAAATAACAAAAATTTCTATTATATACTATGAGACAACAAGTTAAGATATACAAAATAAAAGGAAACCCTAAAAATCCTAGAATAATTAAAAATGATAAATTTAAAAAATTAGTCAAGTCTATACAGGAATTTCCTGAGATGCTAGAAAAAAGACCAATAGTAGTTGATGAAGATATGATGGTATTAGGTGGCAATATGAGACTTAAAGCAAGTAAGGAAGCAGGACTAAAAGAAGTATGGATAGATATTGCAAAAGGTTGGTCACAAGAACAAAAAGATGAATTTATAGTAAAAGATAATGTAGGTTTTGGTGATTGGGAATATGATATGTTAGCTAATGAATGGGATAGTGTACAACTTTCTGAATGGGGTTTAGATGTATGGCAAAATGAAGATGACTTAGAAGAACCTGACTTTAATGAATTAACAGAAGATAATAAAAAAGAATCAGTAATTAAAATAACATTTAAAAATGAAAAAGATTTGGAAGATGCAGAAAAAGAAATAGCAAAAATAGTTAATGAATATGATAAAGCATTTTATTCAGTTAGTTCAGAAAAGTGAGATTGGATAAAGCATCATATAAAGCAGTTAAGTATGCCTGTCTTAAATTTCACTATGCGAAGACAGTTCCTGTAACTAATATATCTTATTCTGTATTTAATAATAAGAATGAATGGTGTGGTGTTATTTGTTATGGTTTAGGTGCAAATTATTTATTAGGCAAAACTTATGGAGTAGTATCAGGACAATTTCTAGAATTAACTAGAATGGCTTTAAATGGAAAGCAAGAAAGTACAAGCAAGGCAATGGCAATATCTATTAAGCTATTAAAAAAACATAAACCATTAGTTAAGATTTTAATAAGTTATGCAGATAAAGGACAAAAACATTTAGGGATTATATATCAGGCAACAAATTGGTTTTTTGTAAATGAAACATTATCTAGTGGTTGGGAGATTTTTTATGAGAATAAATGGTGGCACGATAGAAGTATAATGAATAGAATGACATTAAAAGAAAAAAAGAATGTAATAAAAAGAAAGAAGTCAGGTAAATATAAATACATATACCCTCTAACAAAAGAATTAAAAGATAAGTGTTTAGAATTAAAAAAACCTTATCCTAAAAATGCGAGTAAAGCATAAAGAGTAATGCGTTGACTATTCCAAGTCAAAGAAGGGGTGCAATTCCACCTACTCGCTCTAATTAAAAAAAATGGAACAAAATAGAACACAAATAGCAAAAAAGCAAATGCTAAAAGCACTAGAGAAAAGTCTAGGAGTTGTTACTACTGCATTAAAAGCAACTGATTTATCAAGAACTAATTACTATAAATGGTTAAAAGAAGATAAAGAGTTTAAAGCTAATGTAGAAGAAATAGAAAACATATCAAAAGATTTTGTAAAATCTAAATATTATGAATGTGTTCAAGATAAAATACCATCAGTAGTAATACACGCAGCTAAAACTAAATTAGGTTGGAATGAAACTAACAAAGTAGACTTAACTTCAGGAGATGAACCTATAAAGATTAATGTAAATATAAAAGGAGTTGAATATTGATGCTAACTTTACGCATACGCAAGAACAAGCAATAGAATATCTATTTGACAAAACTACAACAGAAGTATTATTT